GAAATGGAAGTAGAATGAACATCTTACTTATCTATACTGCGTTGCTAATGCCCGTATTTCTATACTTTTTCATCAAACAATGTAGATTAGATTGTGATGTTACTCTAGGAATGCTATTTGCTATGATTTGTGTATCATGTCTTCCTTTTGTAAGAGAGATTGTGGCAATTTATTTGTTTGGTGATATTGTAGTGTTGAAGGAATACAAATGAAAACGATTAAAATTGATGCATATGAAGTAATTGAATGTTTTGACAGAGATATTGGACCAATAGGTTATTTTGAAACTGCAGAATTAGCTAAACAATTTATTGACTGCATGCCAGATAGTTGTTATAGAAGTGTAAGTAAATTTAGTAAGACCTTCAATATCCATGATAATCTAGACGAAGCAACCGGAAATACTAAAAAGAAATTGATTGAATCTGCCAAATCTAAATTAACAAGTGAAGAGTTAATCGCTCTAGGTCTATGAAAACTATTGAAGAACTAGCAGAACAAGCTGGATTTGATTATCATCACCGAGCATATCACATCAATGGATTTGCAGAATTATTGATGCAGGAGTTTTATAAGACTCTAGAAGAAAATGATGAAGATACTGCTGCAAATATCATGTATGATATGTTCTATAAAATGAAAATTAGGAGTTGACGATGCCATTGATCTCAGCAAATGATGCCCGTGAATTGGTTAAACAAAGCACGGCAATGATGACCCAATATCTTGATGATTTGGGTGTAGTAATTGAACGTGAAGCCAATTTAGGCAAGTCGTTCATTTTACCGATATCAACTATAGGACTCAGGTTTCGTACTATTTATGAAGTAGCGTATGCCCAATACCATCCGGCAGAAATGACCCCACTACAGAAAATCATTGCCGCCGAGATCAAAAAGTTAGGTTACAATATGAAATTTGAACCCCAAACTGTTCAAATTGGTGGTGGGTTCGGTAGTATGGAAGGTGACGAAGTGAAGACCGAGAAACGAGACTATATTAAAATTTCATGGTGATATAATGAAAAATTCTATGAAAACTATGGTTGATATTGTGTATGGATGGTATCTAGAACAAGATGTCAACTCGCAAAATTCATTTAGAACCTGCGATGAACAGTATCTATATGACTACCACCATTCATTGGGTAGAGATATCAGAAATCATTTTAAATTATGGGATACTAATTGGATTCCAGAGATCGTAGAAGGAGTTGATTTTTCTGAAAATCACCCAGATGCAATTTCAATGGAAGTAATTAAACAAGTTTGGTGCAAAATTCAATAGTCGTGTTATAATTACTTATCTTAAATTCAAAAGGAAATAAAATGATCGTAGAAGACATTGCAGAAAATCAGGTTACAATTGGTGGTAACCTTCAAGTAGGTACATTTTCAATAAAAGAGAGCGCCAAAGCTTTCAGCATTCTCTCATCTAGTTTGTATTCTAAAAAAATCAAAGCAATCATAAGGGAACTTAGTTGCAACGCCCGTGACTCACGAATTGCTGCTGGATTACCGCAGGATTTCTATGTCCATCTACCGACGCGTATGGAGCCAGAATTCTGGGTCAAGGATGAAGGTCTGGGACTCTCAAACTCAGAGGTGATGAATCTATATACGACATATTTTGAGAGCACCAAATCATCATCTAATGCATTTGTGGGTGCCCTTGGGCTAGGTTCTAAGTCTCCATTTTCATACACAGAAAACTTCACAGTAACTGCTATTAAAGATGGTACCCGTGGCGTATATTCTGCCTTTATCAACGAACTCGGTGTACCATCCATCGTATGTCTATTTTCTGGTCCCACAGACGAAGTCAATGGTGTAGAAGTACGGATGGCAGTTGCAGATAAAGATCATCGAGAATTCTTGGAAGAAGCACAGAATATCTATAACTGGTTTGATATTAAACCAACTTGCAACGTGTCTCTAAATTACTTTTACAACACTGTTCGAGAGCATAAGCACGACCATTACTCTGAAAATACTTCCAATAAATCTATCGTTCTGATGGGTGGCGTAGCATATGAGTTCGAAATGTTCGACTTTGATGTAAATGCTCCGGCTATCAAATTTCTATTCAGGATGGAAATCGGTGAGGTAGATATCCTGCCTTCACGGGAAGGTCTTCAAAATACATTAAAGACAAAGACAGCTATTGTCAACGCGGTGAATAAGTCTGTTACTGCAGTAGAACAAGAAGTCTTGGCTGAACTGAGTAAAATCGATTCTGTATACGATAAACTAGCGTATCTTAGCGATACGGCAGTGTCCAAGATGCATATGCATATCTTCAACAAGGTAAAAACTGCACAGTATCCTGGGGCAACTGCCAAAGTAGTAGCATTTTCAAAACTAGATGAACTAGGAATGAAGTGTTCTAAATATTCACATCGAATTGGCAAGAAAGCTACAAAGGCTGTATTGTTGGATTCAGTTTCACCTTCTAAATATGTAAAATTTGTGTTCAATGATATCGGAGTTTCGGTTTCCAATATTAAAGATCAACTCAAAGACTATAGTTCTACAGTCTATATTTTCTCTAAACTTGATAAGACATCAGTTGTAGATTTTGAAAAATTTCGTCAAGGTGCTCTGTTAGGTGCTACTGTTATTCTAGCATCGTCATTTATTGTGAAGACAGTCCGTGAAGTAGTATCTAAACGAAATACATCTGGTGTGATGATCCCAGTTGGTAAATATTCCAATTCTTATCGAAATGACTATAAACTGACAAATGGCGTTTCTGTGCCAATTTCTGCGAAATATTATGCTCGACTAGATGCTAATGGTAAATATATGATTGATGGCATTGAAGTCAACATTTCATCGATGGTGGAACTTGTAGGGATTCATTCAATTGTATTCCTCAAGAAATCATCTAAGGCAGACATTAGCACTCTCATTGAGTTTGGCGATCATATCGCATCTCTCATGATTCCATCGACCAAATATAAATTCCCAAATATGGGGTATGATTATCGGAATCTGCGAGACCTGATTAACAATCTGAACGAAAGCGAACTTAAAGTCGATGATCCAGATTTCATGGATATCAGTTCTGAATATGTCGCGTTCGACGAATATTCTAATGGTAATAAATTATTGGCATACATGAACGCAAATTGCGCCATCTATCCAGACACCCGAAAATACTATGACGACAAAATTTTATCTAAAACTCAGACAAAGTATAGTATAATTGATTGTGATTCTGGTACAGACCCACATCTACTTCAAATTGTCATGAATTCCATCCATACCCACTACGAAAGTAAAAAATGAAAGCACTACCATACATCCTACAAGGCGCAAATATCGTTGTCGTTGTAGACAATATTCCACATACAATCACAGAATCAAATCTGCATTATGCCAAACTAAAGGAAGCAATTAAGGCTGGTAAATGGGACATTGTTCCCGATCTTATTAGCCCAAAGAAAGCTATCCAACAGTTCGTGAAAGGGCACTTTGAATTCATCGATGGTGTACTATATGAAGAGGGTGTCGCGGTCCGATCTGCTATCTCAGAACGTCTCCTGACTATGTATTCTGAAGGTTTCCCAGTTGAGCCTCTGCTTAAATTCTATAAGAATATCAAAGAAAATCCATCGATTTCATCTGCAAATGAACTATACGGTTTCTTAGAGAAAAATTCATTACCTATCACAGAAGACGGTTGCTTCATTGCCTATAAACGTGTTCGTGCTGATTATCTAGATTGCTATACAGGAACGATGGATAATTCTATCGGCAAAGTGGTAGAGATGGATCGTAGTAAGGTAAATGGTGATCGTACCCAGACTTGTTCTACTGGGTTACACTTCTGTTCACACTCTTATCTACAGCATTTCGGTGGAGATCGTATCGTTACAGTAAAGATCAACCCAAAAGATGTCGTCTCTATTCCGACCGATTACAATGACGCGAAAGGCCGCTGCTGCAAGTACGAAGTAATCGGTGAAGTAAGCGATGAAGCTGCGCGTCAAGACTGTCTGTCTTCTGTATCTGTCTATATTGAGATTGCTCATATGACTGATGATGAACTTGAAGAGGATTATGTTGAGATTGACGACGATGAATCTCTAGACGAATATTTTGAAGATGGTAATAAATTGGCCATTGAAAAGGAAGTTCGAGCATTGGGTTTGCGCCAACAGGCAAAGATTTATAATGTTCTTACTGGGGCATCCTTGAAAAAGTTCTCGTATCGCGAAGATGCTGATCGACGATTGTATGGTGACTTCCAATTTGTTGATATCTGGAATGCTGCTAAGAAACTCAATTTGATCTAAGGAAAAGTCGTGCTGGAATCACCCAGCACGACTTTTCCTGATATAATTGATACATACCGAAACTCAAAAGGAAATTATCATGGCTTATATTAATAAAGACGAAAAAGCAATCATCGCTGCAGCACTCAAAGTTGCCATGAAAGAGTTCCCAACAGTTAAGTATTCTCTTGCTATCGACAATCATTCATCTATTGTCTGTACCATTTCTAAAGGCCCAGAATGCCTCAAACCTTCTAATGGCGATCATAGTCAAGTAAATACTTATTGGATCGACACACAACATTCAGAAGAGGCTGCTAATATTCTGAATAAGATCAACACTTGCCTACATATCGGTCATTGGGATGAGAGCGATATCCAGACCGATTATTTTTCATGTGCTTGGTACGTAAATATCAATATTGGTAAATGGAATAAGCCTTTTATTGTGGTATAATTACTCATACCGAAACTCAAAAGGAAATTATCATGACTACCACTACTCGCATCTGTGTCGCAAATCGTGAAATCAATGGATATGATGATTCTGATTTTATGGCTACCTTCCTTATCGAAGGTACTTGTGAGTTTGAAGAAATCATGACAGGTTCTACTCGTTTCGGTGGCGGTTCATATTTTACAAAAATTAATGCTTCGGATGAAGTTAAAGAAATGTATCGCGCTTGGTTGACTGCTCAATCAACAATTCGTGAATCTCGAATTGTTCGTGTTGGTAAAGAATGTACCATTTTAAAATCACGTAAGAATAAAGATAAGGTTGGTAAAATTATTGAAATTCGCACCAGCCCCTATGATTCTCGCATTACAAATGCTATTGTTGCATTCCCAGATTATTTTAGTCAAGAAGTTAATATTACACGAATTCAGCTCGAAGGTATATTATAATAAAATACACTCTCCGTGATTGGAGATAATAAAGTCGCTGCCTGAGACTTTATGATAAAGTGGAACAATCAACCACACTAAAAATCAGGATTATTTGAGCGCTACACCAATTAGAATATCTCTGGGCTGGAGCTGAAAGTTGCGTTGAAGGTTCTGTGAGAATGTAGCAATAATTTTGGAGAATATCATGAACTTTAAAGAAAAAATCATCAACGCGTTGTATGGGCAAGCTGTTGCAGACGCGGTCGGAAATCCATTTGAATTCATAGAATCATTTTCTTCTAACGATGTTATCGTATATGCTAATTCCACAGATAAATTAGTAATTTCTGACGACACACAACTATGTCTGTTTGGTATGGAAGCTATTTCACGGATGCGTGATGAATTAAATGCTACCCAAGTTTATGTACCATATTATACAGAAGAACGGTTGGGGTGTTTGGTAAAGGAATCATATATTGATTGGTATGATACACAAAATCAATCTAAATCGAATCATTTAGACTATGGAAATTGTATTTTAGCATTTGAATCAATGTGGTCAACTCAATCGCCTGGATATACATGTTTATCTGCGCTGAAAACCCTCCGTGATGGTGGGATTGTGAAAAATGATTCTAAAGGATGTGGAAGTATCATGCGACTTCTTCCTTTTGTATCGTTACGTAATCAATATTCTCCTGAAGAATGTATTGAGTTTGCCAAAATTGCAAGTGACATCACACATAAACATTCTGAAAATGCGACAGCAACAGAACATTATATGAATCTTGCAGAATCTATTGGTTGCGGATTAACTCATTATTCTGCATTCGATAATGTTGCGCATATCAGTAAGATTGGAGAGGGTTGGACGGCACAAGAATGTCTTGATATGGCAGAATGGGCATACACCAAGGCCGATACGTTTGATGACCTCTTGCGGCTCTCTATCACACACTCTGGTGATTCTGATTCTGTTGCTGCAGTTGCTGGATCATTGTGGGGATTGTCTGGCCGAGAAGTTCCACAGAAGTACATTGACAAACTTGATGCAGGAGATGCAATTAAATATATCATTGATAAAATGGAGTGAGTATGCAAGAATCGTTCAAAGAATATAGATCACGGAAAAATAAACCATTTGAGGCAATGGAAACCGTCTTTGGTTCACATTCTCAGAAATCTGTTCATGAGGCATCAACTCCATATAGTTCTCCTACAGATGCAGATCACGATAAACTTCATGCTAATGCTCCATTAAATCAAACATCACTAGAGCCACATCAGGTTAAAGCATTGACCAGATATACTAGAGATTCTACGATGATCAACGGTTACCTTCACAATAAGCACAAAGGAACTAATGCTTCAGAGGTATATGCAGATCAGGCAGAGGATATCTCGCATGCGCTAGATAAACATAAAACTAAAGCTCCTATTGATGTCTACACCGGTGTACCAAAATCACCATCAGAACACTTTCATACAGTAGATGGTAATACACCTACTCACACCACAGTTCACCTACCAGCATTTACTTCTACGTCAACTTCGCTTCGCAAAGCATCAGAATTCTCACGCGAAACTTCTCATACAAATGATGTCAACCACGGTATCAAAGAAGATACCAAACATGTTCTGAAGATCCATGTTCCAAAAGGATCTTCTGCTGCATCCGTTAGAAGTTTGTCTAATATGGATAATGAACATGAGATTCTATTAAATCGCGGTCATAATATTCAGATACATCATGAACCAGAGGATATTGGACATAACACAATGCTCTGGCACGCAAAAATAATTTCTAGAACTCCCGGTAAAATCTAAGTTATAATACAAATATGAAAACATTTAAAGAATTTCGTGCAGATAAAGTTGCTGCAAAAACTAAACAACCATATCCTATCATGGAAACATCGTTTGGCTCACATTCACTCAAGAAACCTTCGGGTCAGAAATATGAGGTGATGTCTACTTCATTTGGCTCACATTCTCTTCCAAAGAAGGGAGAAGTTGTAGAGGCTGTAAAGAATATCGGTGAACCTGAACCTAGCAAGTCGCAACATGCTTCAATTCATGAACAATCTGCTCCGATGCACAAAGAGAAACTTAATGATGATGAGAATGAAGCGATTAAGGATTATACAGATGAATCCCGTGGTATGAATGGTATGCTTCATCGACATGCTCAGGGGCATGATACATCAACAGGTAGTAATGTCAGTAATCGTAGTACTATCAGTCATCTAGACACTGCTCTCAATAAACACAAAACAAATGATGATATGACTGTTTATACCGGGCTGAAATCATCGCCGTCCAAGCATTTTAAAATTGGTAAAGGCGAAGAACACGCAATTGTTCATCTACCTGCATTTACTTCTACATCAACTTCTCCAAAGACTGCAATTGGATTTTCAGAAGGCGATTCTAATTTTAAAGATGAAAACCACGGTATTGAAGGCGTAAATGGGCATATCTTGAAGATTCATGTTCCAAAAGGAACTCATGCAATGTCAGTTAAAGAACACTCGTTTGTGCCGGAAGAAAATGAGGTATTGTTGCATCGAGGACATAATATAAAGATTCATCGCAAACCTACACATCTAGCAGATGGTACAATTATGTGGCACGCTCATGTAGTGGGACATAATCCTTCTGATCTAGGATAATAGAATGTTGGTTGGGTAGCTCCCGATCTAAACTTGGAAGCCTTTCGGGATAAACAAGCTGAACCATAGATAGATTGACTCAGAAATTAATTTCTAGAATACATCTATAAAGCCCGTCCATGTTATAATTAATCATCCAAAACTCAAAAGGAAATTTATCATGTTTACAGATTTACTTAAAGCATCAGACGCAAGAAAACAATCTCAAACACAGATACAAAAGTTATTTGATAGAGTAGAAAATGGAATCATGAATTCCGTATCGGTCAATAATTTTTCTGTAAATTTTTATCTGACTGAATTCGAATTTTCTGTTGTTCATGATGAATTAATTAAATTGGGATATGAAGTACATAAAGGTTCACGTTGCGGTTCACTTACATACAACGTTAACGTCACTTGGTAATGTGATATAATAGAAATACTGAAACTCAAAAGGTAATTTATCATGGTAAAAATGATCTCGACATTCTCATGTGATATCTGTCAGAAAACTCACACTACAAAGTCCCATGCGACGCAGTGTGAGAATAAATGCAAGAAGAAAGAAATTGCTGCACTAGAAAAGAAGAACCAACTAGAAACCCAATATAACTATCCACGACTAAACGCTACTAGCATCGATGAATACGTTGCATTTGTAAACATCGAACTCAAAAAGATGTTTCCTAAGATCACAGAAATCTTAGTAGTTAATAATGTTCGTGTCGTACACTGGAGTCGATCTGCAAGTTCTAAACAAGTTGAACCTACCGACACTGGAATTGAACTATCTGTTGATGTTCGTGTAAAATATCTTCGTGTTAATGGTTGGACTGAAGAAAGCAATATCCTGAAAAGATTCGGTATTCATACACATTCGGGTGGCGGTGGAAATTCCATTATGCATTATCCCGGATCTACAATTTATCTAGATGATCTACCAAAGATCAAAGATATTTTCAAGAAGAATAATGAAATCCGGAATGGGTTGAACGCTCAGATTATCAAATTGAATGATAAGTTTATGACACAGATTGACAACGATCGTAATATTAAAAATTACGATAAGATCATTGAAGAACTAAATCATCAGATCAAACAAACAGTTTACGCTAAACAGACATATATTGATATTACATATGTTATTTCTATGCAGAATGAATATTCTGATATCATTGCAGGTGAAGAACACTTGGGTTGTGTGGGAGTCGCACAAACTGTTGCATTGATTAAATCGAATCATTTACTAGGCAATACATGAATTAACTGATAAGGTTTGATATGAATATTATTTTCTTAGACATTGATGGTGTTCTAAATTCCATTGATTCAATGGTGGCATTCCATGCATTGGGTAAACGTGATCAAGAAGTCACGCTCGATATTGTGTCTATTGGTTTACTCAAGAAATTGTGTGAAACTACGGGTGCGCAAATTGTAATCTCATCCACTTGGCGAATCGGAAGAATTATTCCAGATTTTGTAGCTATCTTTAACCATTATGGTTGGGTAGATGCCCCAGTAATAAGTTTTACTGGTCGTGGCGGTACTGGGACGGTTCGTGGAGATGAGATCCAAGAATGGATTGAGACAAATTGTGCGTCAAATTACATTTCAAATTATGTCATTCTTGACGACGATTCAGATATGCTAGATTCTCAGCTGGGAAATTTTGTTCATGTTTCTGGTGTGAATGGATTTAGAATTAAACATCTTTGTCACGCTCTACATATTTTTGGTTGCCCAAATAAAGATTTAGAGGCACATGCATTCTTTTCGGAAACTAAGCCTTATTAGTGTATAATTAATCATCAAAATCAAAGGTGAATAAAATGAATAAAGTGATCAAAATTAAAGTCGGTAGCCACAATCTTATCAGTGTCGATGAGGAATATAACGGTCTCTGTACCGGATGTTTCTTAGGCAAACCAGGTACAAATGAATGCTCAAAATATGATGCAGTATATGATGGTTTCAATCTAGGACATAGTTGTGCTCAGAATAAACATATCTTTGTCATAAACGAAAATCCAGATCGGGTTGAACAAAAATACACCGTCAAAGAAGTGATCAACGCTATTGTTGATTCTGATTATCTAATTATTAATGGTAGTAGTCCATATCCAACTGATTTAGTTAATGTTGAGACTAAAGTCAGTAAGCTCCTTCAACGTAAAGATGATCCGTCATATGAAGAATTTCTTCGACTGAAGAAGCTTTACGAGTAATCTGTGTTATAATTAATTATCCAAAACTCAACAGGAAATTATCATGTCACAATATCTCACCTATGCACATAAAAATGAACCAAATGGGGATCGTTTTCGTCAATTAACATGTGACTCACTTCCAGTCTGGGCGGTTAATGTGCAGGATGATGCTGAAAATCTTGTGGATGGGAAAATTCCAGCAAACACAGTATGCCCATTTAAAGAAAAGTGTGACCCTAAAGGCGAATTTTGTCGTCATATGGGAGTTGATCATACCACGACATATTCTTGTGCATTCGCTCGTGGTTTTGAAATTACCAACAAATATGGTAAACATACATCATTTGTTGTGTTATAATTAATCATCAAAACAAATTTGATACATCTTCTAAACTTCAAAAGGAAATCATCATGGCTCACGAAATTGATATGTCGAATGGTCGCGCAAATGTTGCATGGACTGGTTCCCGCGATGCTGTATGGCATAAACTTGGTACAGAAATTAAAGAAGGTACTCCACTAGAAGATTGGATTGTTTCTGCTGGACTTGACTGGCAAGTTGAAAGTTCTCCTGTACAATTTACCAATCCAACAGGTGTTACAGAATTTACAAATAACAATGTCTTATATCGGTCAGATACAAATGCTCCATTGAGTATTGTATCTGACTCTTATCATGTTGTACAACCGAAGCAGATCATGGAATTTTATCGTGATTTGGTTGATATTAATGGATTTAAACTATCATCTGCTGGATCTTTATTTGGTGGGAAAAAATTTTGGTGTTTGGCAGATACAGGAAAGAAATTTGATGTAGTAGATGGTGATACTATCGGTGGATTTCTATTGTTAGTAACATCTGTCGATGGTACTGTTTCAACACAAGCAAAATTTACTTCTACTAGAGTTGTATGTAATAATCTTTTAAGTGTTGCACTGAATGAAAACTCTAAAAATCTAGTACGTAAAACTCATGCATCAGAATGGAATCCAGAATCATTCAAGATCGATCTCGGTTTGGTTGATGAATCTTGGGAAAAATTCTCTGCTCAGATGAAGAAATTGACAGAAATTGAGGTTAACGATAAATTTGTTCAGAAATATTTTCAAGACAAATTTTTTAATCCAGAAGTTTCTGTTGATGACCAGACAACCCAGACATATAATAAAATTCAGAAATTGATGTCTCTGTATAAAACTGGTGCGGGATCTCATTTTGCTCCAGATACAGCATATCAAGTTCTGCAAGCAATGACCGATGCATTCTCGCATGGTCTTCGTGCAAAGCAAGATCCATCACGTCGTATGTGGGAAGGTTCTTTCGGTCAAGCAGACAAAATTAAATCATTGGCATTCAACGAGCTTTATGCAATGGCTGCATAAACAAAATTATATTGTTGTCATCTAAATTGTTAGGATACCTCTCGTCTTGTAGAGGAAATAAAGGTTAGAATCCTTTCAACGATATCTTAAACTTCAAAAGGAAATTATCATGGGACTAGACGCATATATCAATCGGGTTAATAAAGAAGCAATCCCAGATGACCAAGTAGTAGATTTCAATATTGATCATGATTGTTGGGTAACAAATGAAGTAATGTATTGGCGCAAGTTTTCTGATCTGCAGGGTTGGATGCAGAAAGAATATATGTCACTCGGTGGCACAGATCCAGAGTTTAATTGCTCATCTCTTCTGGTTACATCCGATATGCTTGAACGACTTCGGTTAGATATCAAGTCCAACTCTATTGGTAAGACAACTGGTTTCTTCTTTGGTGAAATGACAGAAGAGAAATGGAAAGTACTGGATAAAAATATTGATACTCTTATTTTCATGATCGAGAATACTCCACAACATAAATTTTATTATTCTGCATGGTACTGATAGTCATGTTATAATTAACACATCAAAACCCAACTGAGAAATTATCACGATATGGTGAAATTTTATTCGGCTGAATGTGCAACAAATAAGAGGATTGAAAATGACAGATACTAATGATGAATTGATTGTAGAACCGACAGGAAGTTATTTGACATTTGTGGGAGGTCGTAAATTTATTTTATCGATGATCTCTGTACTATGTACATCAGTTCTATGTTGGTTTGGGAAAATTGATCCGGGTGTTTTCTCTGTTGTTATGGTAGCTACTATTAGTGCATATATGGCAGGAAATGTTCTGCAGAAAGAAAAATCATGATTGTATCTCTAAATTCAACTGAGAATTTGAATAAAAACGATGCGATGGAACTGGCGCAAGAATTGGATATATGTGAGCCATATGCATATGTTGAAATGCTGGCGGCCGCAATGCTGCGATCTCAGGCTGCTGAGATTTACCGGCTGAATCTGGCCCTGCTATCCGCGTCTGAGGGCACGAAAGATCGTGAACACGCCGAAGCCTATTTTGCGCAAGCTGAAAAGCTGCTGACTGGTGGCGAGTGCACATTGATTGCAGAGCGCGACCAACTCAAAGCCAAGAATCAGAAGCTGGTTGATGCTTCAACAATTGCGCTTGGTGAACTTGACTGGTACATCGAAAACTACGCAGGTAGATCAACCATCAAAGCAGCAAACGCACTAAGAGATGCACTCAAGGAGAGCACATGAAAGAACTGATTAAAGAGCTTCGTGCCGCTGCAAAAGAAATCGCTGATGCCGAGCATTCAGGATGGGGAAATGTCTGCAATGACGCTGCTAACACATTGGAGCAGCTGACTGACGGTGATGTTGAGTTGCCAGAGCCTGATGGATTCATGGATCAGTCAATTGGCTGCGAGTTGGCATACACCAAAGACCAGTTAATCGACTACGGCAACCGCTGTGCTGCACGAGCCGTTTTGGCTGAGCGCGATCGGTGCCTTGCATTGAGTGCCTACTTTGATAGTTATGGGGTACTGTCCGATGCAATTAAATCAGGAGAGCAAGCATGACAACAATTGAAGCGATGAAGCAGGCTGATTATGTTTTAGCAAGTGTGGTTGCAGTTAGCCCCGACAGCATAGCTGCAGCACGTACTGCACTTCAGTCTGCTATTAAGCGCGAGGAAGCGCAGACGGTGGAGCCTGACCATATTGCTGATCCCCGCAAAATGGTTTCGGGTGATCGTGAGGCGCTGATTACGTCATTGCGATGGTGGACTGGCAGCGACGAGGTTGGCCCGCTTGCCAAGAAGGATTTAGCAAAAGCAATTGACATGCTGGCTGCTGATGCGGAAGAACTGGCGCTATATCAGGGTACTCTTGAGAGCCGCGATAGAAATATCTCTGATGTTGTTAAAGAAAACATCAGGCTTCAGGCGCAGCAAGTGGCAGTGCCACAGACAATGATGGTGAGTACAGCCCCGAGCTACGAGTTTGCAAATGGCTGGAACGCATGTATAGCTAATATGCTTGCCGCACCACAGCCACCACAAGCTGATGCACAAAAAACCGGCGATGCCCACCACAAGATTGGAGTGAAGTCAGAAGCTGCAAAAGGTTGTGGTGACTGTTTTCTGCAGGATTGTGACTATCCAAATTGCATGCCTATGGTGAAAGGTAAGCGATGAACGTTGAACTCATATACTACCAATCAGATTAGCGAAGTTAAACAATCAATATCTGACGTAAAGATATGTTATAATAACCACATCAACGTAAAAGGACAAACATGAACACATTTATATTAACTATTACTATCTTAGCATGTTTTGAAACTATTGGCCAGATTACATTGCTAATTCACGGTATTATCCCACATCGAACAAAAACACATATGGTAGGTAATATGCTTATGTGGTCTGTATTTGCTATCTGGGGTATTGTAGTAGTTAATTCTCACTAACTGTGTTATAATATAACCATATCTACATAAAAGGACAAACATGTCAATCTATCAAATTATCCAAGAAATTAAAGCAACTCGTTCTCGCAATGAGAAAGAAGCGATTCTTAAACGTGAACAGAGTAACGAAGATTTGAAAACATTCTTTCGTCTTGCTCTGAATCCGATGATTAATTTCTATCAAAAGAAGAAATTCGTTCAAACTTACGGTGGTGTATTTCCGTTGAGTATTGCTATGGAACAACTTGAATCCATTATCGCTGGGCGAGTTAAAACTGGCAATGATGCTATTGCGTTTATCACAAATAGTATTAATGCACTAGATGAAGACGATGCAAAAGTTATTATGCATATTCTACAGAAAGAATCTGGTTGTGATCTAGGTGGTGCAACAATCAATAAAATCTGGAAAGATTTGATCCCAGAATTTCCATGTCTGTTGGCAACAGCATATGATGATAAACTTGCATCTAAATTAAATTGGACTAAAGGTGTGTTCAGTCAATGTTTATCTGAAGATTGGCTTATTGAAGATATTGATGGCAATTTTCACAAAATTTCTGATATTGTGAATCATAAATTAGAACTTATTGTAAAATCTTTTGACGAGACTTCTAAAGAAGTTTGTTTTAAAGAAATTACAACTTGGTTTGATAATGGTACCACAGATGAAAATTGGTATACTATTACATATGAAGATTCTGATGGAAGTATTAAGACCACAAACCCCATTACTGGGAATCATAAAATCTATAAAAATTCAGATGTGTGGGTTACAGTCGATTCTTTGTCTATTAATGATTCTATTATGTAGGTCGATTAAGCGACGGAGTTTTCCTAAATTAAATTTATTTAGTTCTAGATCAGGAGATATATCATTGAAAACTCCAGTAAGAAGTTTTGGTGTATCTTTATATATAAATATTGAATGTCTATTTTTATATAATATCAATTCATCTTCCGTAATTTTAAAATAATTTAGGTTTTTGTTTAACATGAATAGTGAATATTCTTTACCTTTAGCAGCGGCTATGGTTGGGTTTCTATTATATTCCGCCAAATCTGGTCTAGATTTTCCATACATAGGATTTCCTTCGCCAGACATAGTTTCTGATAATAACTCTTTATATTCACCAGAGTGGGTTTTACCAAGCATACCTCTAGGATGTTCTCTACCATCTTCAGACCAAGAAAAACTTCCTTTAACGGAACTAACATATGTGCCATTTAGTATCAATGGATCATTAACATTTATAGAACCTACTGATTTTCCGGTAATTGCATGTTTTGCAGCCATCTTACCAGTTTGTCTCATACTAATAATTTTACGTTCTTCAATAGAAACAATTCTTCCAGATCCGCCTTCACCGCCATCTGTTCTATTCATAAGAATACCGCTACAATTATCTTTTCTACCATATAAAGATATTAATTCACGTTCATATAACATCGAATCGGGATCAGATATATCATATGATACAATTACTATATTTTCTGGGTTTGTCGGAAGATGTAAATTTCCGTGTTTGCCCCAAGCTCTTTTTCCAGTACCTTTGCCAACATAGTATGGAGTTCCAGCTTTGGCCGTGGTAGAATCTTTAGAACGTAGGTATAAGTATACATAAAATCTAAGAGGATTTGTTTTATCTTTACCTTGCTTGATTAAATATTGTTTCAAACTGGACATAATGGCCTTTCGTTGGGTTGTCTAGAGTCACTGGAAGTTCCACCTTCGCGAGTGACATTTTTATTGGCATAACACTAAAATCTGTGTTATAATCTATTTAATGTTTTATGAAAGTCGTTTATTATGAAAAAAGTGATTAGTATCAACAGAGTCTCGTATATCGGTAAAAAATATGATATCGAAGTTAAAGGAACCCACAATTATTTTGCAGATAATGTTTTAGTACATAACTGTAAATCCGATGGTGGTCGTGTAACCGTTGTCATTGATGAAGAAGGTTCGGTATCTCTATTTTCTCGTGCTGGAAATGAATTGAACGTGTTCGGTGCATTTGATTTCTTGGGCAATACTCTAAAAGGTGTTGTCCTAGACGGTGAAATGTTGGTTGTCAGACCAGATGGTAAATTTGCAGATCGGCAGACTGGAAATGGTCTCTTTAACAAATGTGTTCGTGGTACACTGTCTGAAACAGAATCACTAACACTTCATATTACGGTGTGGGATATTATTCCATTGTCTGATTTCAAAGCCAAATCATCTCAGTTAGAGTATTCATTCCGGTTTGCAATGCTACATGAAAAAGTTGGGCCGATTGCATGTAATAAAATCTCTATCATCCCATCACGTACAGTGCATTCTATTGCACAAGCACAAGATCATTATCAAGAAATGATTGCTGCAGGAGAGGAAGGTACTATGCTCAAGGACCAAGATATGCTCTGGGAAGATAAACGATCCAAGAAGCAGCTTAAATTAAAAGCTGTGCTGAGTGCAGAATTGGAAGTTATCGGATTCAAGGAAGGTTCTGGTAAAATTACTGGAAACATGGGATCTCTAGAAATGGCTAGTTCTGATCGTAAAGTTCTGGTATCTATGTCTGGGTTCTCTCTTAAACATCGCTCAGAAATTGCTGCCAATTTGATGAATAAAGACATCGAATATTCGATGGTAGTGGGTGATGAACTAGTTCCATATATCGCTAGACCAGATGATAGTCAAGTTAAACTTGGTTCTATTGTGGAATTGTTGTATAATGGTAAGATCAAATCTCGTGATTCTGATGTATATTCTTTGTTCTTACCTCGTTTCAATTGTGTGCGGCATGATAAGACCGTTGCTAACAGCGAAGGAGAGATCAAATGACACCTTGCGCATGCTTAGGTCCAGTTGGTGATTGTCCTTGCATCAGGAAAGAACGAGGACAGAAAATTGAGATTACAGAAACATATATTTCGCCGGATCTCTTTGCCCTGTTATCAGATGAAGAAAAGAACACAATCAACAGATTGAAGGGTAAAGCACTTTCACTTTGGATGAATCGGAAATGAAAATTTCTAAGGCAATAGATAAAGAATCTACATATTACATGATACCCGATGATATTGGTTTCTTGTTTTATGATAAAATAATGAATAAATGTTGTTTTCAAGTTAGTATAATTGCTGCATCAGAAAAGGAAGCAGAAGAACTATTCAAACAGAAACATTATACAATTATCCCAGATCCGATTTATGCGTTATAATTAAATGAAAGAAAATAAAATGATTGAAGTAAAAGGTAAAAATGGCATTTCTGCTAAGGTAATTGCAGATTCTATTGGTCCAACCGGTAAACGTCACTATACGTTGGAAATGGTTTATCCGCGAATAATTTTAGCAGAGGTAAATACCCACCGGGCATTATCTAAAAATACTGCATCATCTCGTGCTATTCCTATTGGTAAAGCTATTGAACAAGTACAAGAGAATCCGATGTTCCCAGTTTATTGGGGTTCTGCTCAATCTGGTATGCAAGCTGGTCCAGAACTGATTGGTGTACCATTAGAAATTGCAAAAGCCTTGTGGCAAAAGGGTATTGATCAAAATATTGCTCTAGTCAAAGAATTTGATGAACTCAAGGTTCACAAACAGATTGCTGCACGGTGGTTGGAAACAGGTCAGTTAATTAAGACAGTCATTTCTGGGACTGATTGGGACAATCTACAATGGTTACGTAACGATGACGCGGCACAACCAGAATTCCACGAACTAGCTAAATGTATCCAAGAGTGTTTTGATAAATCAGTTCCAGAAGTATTAAAACCAGGAGAGTGGCATACTCCTTATGTTGCCCACTCGCGAGATGCTAATGGCAAGTTGCTATATCTGGATGCAGATGGTAATGAATTGACTTTAGATGAGGCACGTAAAATCTCTGCTTCCTGTTGTGCACAAGTCTCGTACCGACGTCTAAATGACTCTAAAGAGAAAGCAATTGAGATCTTCGATAAACTATTCTCTGGGAGTAAGCCCCACATGTCACCTGTAGAGCACGTGTGTACTCCAATGCAAATCAAACAAGATACTATATGGGAAGACGGAGTGACCCACGTCACCCGAGGTGGTGATATGTATTCTGGAAATCTAAATTCTTGGATTCAATATCGTCAATTGCTACCTAATAACAATTTCATAAAGGAACTATAATGTCTATCTTCGTTGAAACAAA